ATCAGCATCAATATAAGCATATCCTGTTATAGTTAATTTCGTTGTAATGTCAAATGATGAATCATTCCCACAATCAATATAACTGTTCGTACCATCGAAACTCATCCCATCCTCGACAATCCCTGTCCCTGTGGTTGCTCCATTATAAGGAACCCCATGATTACCATTGCCGGATTTATCTGTAAACCACCCATTCTCACTATCATATGTTCCATCGAGATAGAGGACTAATCCCCGATTTAACTCTTTCAATTCTCCTGCTATCTCAACCTTTCCACTATCGTAATGTTTCATTGCTGTTGTCATATTCTCACGCACCTATATAATTAAAGTCCAATGTACCATCGGTGGAATTGTGAACAATCTGCCATTTATCATTACCGCTTGTATCTTCAATGGTCATTGTTTCACTTGCAATGTCACCAACATTCTTAATATCACATTCGTTAAGGTCAAGCACGGCATTTGTTATGTCGATGTCTGCGACATCTGCACCACCTGTACAGTATATTCTATTCAATAATCCTGTTGTTACTGCGTCATATGTGGATAATTTAATGCCATATGATGTGGATGCATAAGACCTTATCAGTGCGTCAGAGGTGGGACTACCCACATATATATCTGACACTAATGAATAAACCCCAAATAATGAATTATTTTTTAAATTCATTGATGTTGCACTAAATGTATATTCAGGCGTACCGTTAATATCAACGCTTAAATTTCCACCACTCGCAATATCAATCGTATGCAGGTGCGTTGCTGTCGTTACGTTGTAGCTGTCGCCAACTGCGTACTGGGTGTAATTTACACCTGAATCTGCGTATGCTTTGAAGTTATCATCATTCTCGAAAATAACACTTTGTAAAAATGTTACATCATCTGTCTGATTAATTGTAATTGCGGGAGAGTAGCCACTATATGCATCATTTGCACGTTGAATCTTAAACAAACCATTATCAGCAGAAAACGAAAAATATTTTTGATTTTCTGCCTGTGATGTGTCGCCCATCAAAAACGTGGCATAGGTAGAACCTGCAACGATAAAACGTGGTGTCGTACCACTTAATATCGCATTATTGCTCGCATCAAAACTTAATCCGCCCGTGTTATCGTACCCTACTGTCTGGGTTCCGAGCACGATGTCGCCACCGTTCATGGTCAGGTCGCCACGTATCGTTCCCCCTGCAAAGTTTCCTGCACCGTATGAATAAACTTCCGTGACATTGGTATCACCAAGCATGACCTGATTGGCACTTGTTGGCTCTGCATTGTACCCTAATGCCGTGCTATTTGTGTAGATGAATTGGGGTGTCAGGGTGTGTGTTCCCGTACCTGCATCTGTAAAGCTGTCAGTCACACATTCCAATGTGTCTGCATCAATTACCTTCCATTGATGTTGGTCGGTATTTAGACCAGTCGGAAATGCACCAGTCGTACTTGCCTTGAACATTCGTATTGTCCCTGCTACGCCAAGACCATGTCCTGTGATGGTGACACGATTATTTGCATGGTCGACACTCTCGACTGTTAAGGCATTCCCGGAATCCTCATTGAATGTGTTGAATGCTTCATGCCCTATTGCTGTATTATAATTTCCCTCATTATATCGGAGTGAATTATGTCCAAAACCATTTGAAGAACTTCCAGTATTATATCGGAGTGAAGCATATCCAAAACCATTTGAAGAAATTCCAGTATTATATAGGAGTGAAGCATGTCCAAAACCATTTGAATATGAACCAGTGTTATTATGGAGTGAATAATATCCAAAACCATTTGAAGAAATTCCAGTATTATATAGGAGTGAAGCATATCCAAAACCATTTGAATATGAACCAGTGTTATTATGGAGTGAATTATGTCCAAAACCATTTGAATAAATTCCAGTATTGTAACTCCCTGCAAATATCCCTGCAAAATTGCAGTAATCAACAGCACTCCCACCGATTTGCAGTGATTTGTTTCCTCCGATATATCCGTACAGCACATCAGTAGCAGTTGTAAGTCCAATCCAATCATTAGAATCGAATTGCAGTTTGTGGGTTCCTGAATCGTTGTATAATGTAAAGTCTGCATCACCTTCAACTGCGATATCTGCTGAAAATGTAACATTCCCACTTGCATCGAAAGTAAATCCGTTTCCAGAACTATGCCCTATCTCGTTCAATCCGACATACAAAGCACCTGTTAACGTGCCACCACCAAGTCCGAGTATCCCAGCTTCTACAAGTGTCTTATTAACCCAGCTTCCACTATCATAAACTAATAACTCATTATCACTAACAGTATCTAATTCTATTGATGAAACAATTGCATAATCGGTAGCATCTAAATGATAATATTCAGATGTAGTACCACCTTGCAATCCAGTCAGATTATTATGGTCATTTATTGTAGCATATGATAACGCAACATCCGATACCTGTTCTACTGCATAAGCACTACTTGCACTTTTCTGTACAATAATCCTACCAATCAATATACCAGTTCTTGTTAATGTATCTGGAACTTCGGGTAATGAACTTTCCAATGCCTGACTTAATGTATAATCACCAGTACCTAATACAATACATACAAATTCTTTTGTATCATCAACAGTTCTGAATACCCAATTTACCGCATATCTATTAGATGTAAGAGTTGCCAAATTTGTCCCATTATCATATTGAGTATTATTATATGTCGTACCAAATGAATATTCCCATTCCCCAGAACTATGATACCATAGGCATACTGAATTTGCACTTCCAGCAACTACTGCATCTAATTCTGTTGATTTTGCACCATACCATACAATACCAGAAGTCACGGCAATAGTATTCCCTGTATCTTCAGATAATGCTAACCCACTTTCTTTATGAAACCTATCAGTTTTTACAAATCGTAAATGTAATTTATTGGCAAGTCCCTTGCCCATTTCATTCCAAGATAATTTACATATATCATTTCCATCTTTTGCCAATGTATATACTGGTATAACATCACTTTCATTAATATCATCAACATCAGTGGTTACTGTTAATATAGGACTACCACTATTGTAATCAACAATGATATAATTCATTCCATCTGTTAAACTATCAAATGTCGTTCCGCTTACTGTATAATCATTAACATTTCCTAAAAATGTACTATTATTATATAACTTATAAACACCAGTTCCAATGGTAACTGTCCCATCACCATTATCTGTATATGATGGTGCAGTATAACTTCCAGCAGATATATGCTGTCTTTCAGCATCTGTATATGCAAAGAAATCAGAGGAATCATATGTGTCTAATGTATCAGCATCTAATCCAACAGTGTTTATAATACTCGCTGGTATTTCATTATTCTCAAATATTACATTCCCATCACCATCAACAATATAATTGGCAATAAGTTTCCTTCGCACTTCCAATGTATTCTCTGATTTCTTCATTCATAATCACCCAGTTTTTGTAACAATCCCATCATAAGCAATAGAACCAGCAACACCACCAGTTTCTGTTATCTTAATATAATAATCATTTTTAATATGTATTGGTAAATAGGTAAACCCATCATTCTCATCATAAACACTGTCAATCAACACATCCGTAGTGCCATCTGATATATAAAAACTAAATGTTCCATTATACCACAAATTATGTATAGTTACCTCATTCCCTGCTGTGGGTTGCACAAGTACAGTATCTGAACCAACAAAACTTTCAATTCCTGCATAAATATCACCAGTTGCCAATTATATCATCTCCTATTAACTTAAAGTAATTCGTATCTCCAGTATCCAAGATTCACCTGAACCTTTAGTTCCCTTATTCTCTACCTTTCTATTTAAGCAAATCCCAGACGCATTATTCTTAACTACATATTCATTCCAATCCTGATTCGCAGTATCACCATCGAATGTTGCCCGAAAGTACACTGTATTGCTTGTTACAGAGGGATACCCAGCATCCATAGATTCGTAAACCCCATTTGCCAACACATCAGTATCTGATGCACTTGCTTCCGTATCATCTATCCCTACACCAACACGGGCATTTGTACTGTTGAATTTATCCGTAGAATCCCCAATTATAATATCCCACATCTCGTTCATACCAACATTGAGTAATGTATTCCGTTCAAATGTAACAATTTCATAGGGAGTTATATGTTCTATATTAACCCCTGCCTTTGACATCTTGGCAATCTGTCCATCCTCGTCATGATATTTATAAATCTTATACACCGAATGATGTTTAATAGTTTCTTCCATATTCTCACCTATTATCTTTATCATTTAAATAACTATATATATATTAATATCTCTATTATAAATCTTATACCCCATAGTTTAAATACTTACCAAATGTATTAACAGAACCCTTACCACTACTACAACTAACAGTAATTGTATTTTCACCATTAGTTAAATAACTTAATATATCACCTGAATCAATAGTTGTTGCACTACCACCAGTAGCTGTACCAACAGTTGTACCATTTACTTTTATTGTAATAGTACCACTTGGATATGCACTCTCTTCATATATATTCTGATTCTCGTAATAATTAATATTCTGTGCAGATTCAGCATCATGAGTATGCCTACCATATACATTATATTCCACACCAGTTATATGTAATATTGCAAATTCATCACCACTTGCCAAAGCACTTGTACTTCGTTGTGTAATGGTAAAATATGCATATAGATAGTTATCATCACCTGTACTACCTGGCAATGGGAATGTAAATGTAAAATATGATAATACTTCTGAACCTGCAATATTAGATGTATCAACTACAATACTTCTTATACCTCTCATACTATATGAACTATCATCATCAAACTTTGCATATATAGCACACGCAACCATACATTTTCCATAGGTACTTGTTGTAACATACCCAGATTCAACATATCCAGAAATTGTACAAAACATATGGGAAAATCCAGATGTCCATCCTGGTGGTGTCACATCTGGTGCTGTTCCTCCATTTCCAAGATTCCATGTATATGAACTATTAGTTCTCTGTAATGTTGTAATCCCAGAATAAGGTGATGCCTCACCATATACAGCACCTATCCTTGTATCTGCTGGTATATTCAACCCATCAACATCAATACCAACTTTACTACTATCAAAATATGTTCCACTTCTATATTTACTCAATGTTGTATATAAATTAAAACTACCATATTTTGCTTTATCAGCAATATTTAATTTATATGTAACATCATGGGTACTATCAATATTCTGATACCCACCAGTCCATGAATTATCAACCCCACTAAACACACCATTAAATGATGTTGATAATCCTGATAATAATTCGTTAAATGCTGATAAATTTTCTCTGCCTAAAGATAGAACAACACCACTCAAATCTTTTTGAGCATCATATATAGTATATGTAGTACCATCAATCTGTATTTTATCCCCTTCCATATACTTATTATCAAATGGATTTAATATAACTTGTAAATTATCAGAATTATTATAATATTTATTATACACGGCTTCTGCAATTCTATCAACTTCATCTTGTGTTGTTGCTTTTGGCGCACTTACAACTTTAATAACACTACCTGCACCATATTCACCAATTAAATCCCTTGTTGCACCAATTACATATATATGGTCATAATTAAAACTTGCAGAATTACTATTTGTATATTTTGTTAAATAATCAAGATTACCTTCTGATGTATAATCATTTCTATCGTCATTAAATATAACTTTTTTTGTTGAACTATCAAATAATACATTATAACCCAATTGATTATATAATATCTCCATCAATGCATCATATTTATTTGCATAGAAAAAATTTACATTACTGATAATTGATGTATCAGAACTTCCACTATCTCTTGTCCATCCACTACTATCTAATATTAAATCAACAACATCATTGACACTATCAGAACTAATTTTAACATCAAAATCACCACTATCATCAACTAACATTTCTTTTAATTCAAATGCACTTTCAAATATTTCATAATTTTTTAATATTCCATCTTCTTCGTTAGTAATAGCAGTTATTATTCCTTTAAATATAGTATCACTATCAAGTTTTACAGATACTTCATCACCAACAGACATATCTTCTGCTGATAATATCTTACAAACATTCAACCCACTCATTTTGTTTGTAATACTATAATCAATAAAATCATATGTAGTTGTTCCATTATCGACTATCCATGCCATAACATATCCTCCTTATGTAGTATAATCTCTTGTCATTTCAATAGTTACAATCCATTGATTTACAAATCCCTTACTTCTTTTAGTTCTTTTCTTATCAATCAACCATTTTGTACTTGATGGAACATCTGTCAAATCAGATGATGATATTGTAATTTGGTCGTGTAAATCAATATCATCTAATGATGACCATTCGGTTGTACTATTTATATATCCACTAAATGTTAATCGAGCACCTTCTGTACCCAAATGTACTGATATATGATTACCAGATGGAATTGGATAATACTTATTTTTTGCAACCATCTCATATGTAATGTCATATATATTAGTAATAGTAAATGTATTACTACCACCATCTGTAATTGTTACACTTGTCATTTAAATACTCCCTATCCATCCAGCATTAAGATTTTCTCTTAACCAATCATTAAGTTTTGCCAAGTCTGTATCTTTTGATATATTCAATGTTATATTATTATAATTTGTATTTGAAGTTGCCCATTCTGAACTATTACCACTCCATTGATTTACCATATCATCTGTTTTTGTATTATCACCCATTAACCATCCTTGTAAATTGCCCCATAAATCTAATGATGTCCAAGAGCGGTCTCCTGTATACGAACCAACAATTCTAACTAAATTTTCTAATGTTATACCAGCTAATTTTGCAATTAATGAATCTGAATCTTGTAATTTTTGTGCTAAATTATCTAAACTATCATATACATGGTTTATAATTGTATCCCACTCTTCAAAAAATCCAATAATACCTAATACTGCAATTCCTAATATAGCAAGTACACCAATTATTATAATTAACGCTGGTAACAATGCTACCCCAGCAACAGCACCAGCACCACCAACCAATATTCCACTCATTGCACCCATAGCAGAACCTGCAATTGTAAACACTGCCGCTAATCCAGCTAACATCATATTAAGAAAACTTAATATAGGCATAAGGATAACTGCCAATAATGCAAAGAATCCAAAGTATTTCAAAAATGGACTAAACGCATCTACTAAACTTGCAAAATATGGTAATGCATCTATAATACCACCAACAATATCAAATAACGCACCACTAATTGATGTAAATGCTTTTTCCATTGAACCATCACCGACAGCATCAATAAATTTTTGTAAGGTATCCATCAACTTTCCCATAAACTCTTCATTATTTAACAACTGTGTTGCAATTTTAATAAATGATACCTGAACAACCGCCATGATACCTTGTAATTTAATCCATGCTGGAACCATCTGTCCACCAACAAATTCTCCAGTATCACCAATAATACTATTTAAATCAATACCCAAATCACCAGCAAATGCTTCTGCTAATGCAACATTTTCAACAGCACTGCTTAAATCCTTTAATGGATTAATAACCATTCCAAATAATTGCTGAAATGTACCTATTAATGTAAACATTGAGAAAAACATACCAAGTGAAGACATTGCCAACATAGTCATTTCTCTTGATGCCTTTCTAATTTGCATACCCCATCTTGAAGCGGCTTGTCCATATTTATTCATTCGTGATGAATAATAAAATACACGACCACCCCATGATGTTGCACTTTTCATATATCTATTGGTATTCTGTTGAAACTTATCTACCTTTCCAGTAAGTAAATTTTGTGGTGCATCATACACTCTTTCTAATCCATCAATATATTGTCTAACATGGTCTTGTATATTTCCAAATGGTTGTCCAACTGCTTTACTATTTGCACATCTACCACCAGTTCCACCACCAGCAATAAAAGGCATAGAAGATAACATATTTCGTGCCTTTTGTACTTGTTCCAATCCACCTATTACTAAATCATATTTTATAATATCAGTAGTCATATGTTATCTCCCATGTTTTCTCATTGCTTTTTTATGCTCTTTATATTCTAACTCATCATACATTCCTTTAACTGCTAAATCAAATGAAAGTCTTTCCATCCAATCATCTGGTTCATTCCATTCAAATAATGCAGATGGGCGAACCCCACATTCTTTTGATAATGATGCGACATTTATGAAAGTTTTATTAGTCTTCAAGGACTTGAAAAAACTCCTCGTCTTCATTACCACCCATACTTTCAACTATTGCCAAAAATATGGCGTACTGGTCTTCACCCGGCATATCATCATATTTTCCACCAGTAGGTGTTTTTATAATGATATTTGGCAATACTTCAACCGCCCATTTTTCAAAAGCAAATCCAAGTTTTTCTTGAACAACAGCATCAATCTTTCCATCTTCTACATCAGTATCTGTTTTTGGAATATATGATGTTAGTATATTAAAATGCCTTGCACCCATTCTTCCAATAGGTTTCATTACTTCGTAAATCCCATTCTTTGTTTTAATTTTCATATAATATCCTCCTTATGTATATGTTGTTATTTTAAATGGCGAAGATGTAGTTTCCACAATTTTAAATTCCATTGAATGTGTTGCTTCATCCATACCACTAATACCTATTGACGGATTACTATATAAAGTTAATGGTGCTGATATATCGATTGCATCCGTACCACTTGGTGTTGCACAATTGATAATCAATGCCATTGAACCTATATCATTAGTAGCAGGAACACTTGAACTTGATGATGAACCAAACATACCAGTTTTTATTTCATTAAACTCATCTTGACTGAATTCAATAGACGCAGTAATTTCTGTCATACCACCAAGTGTTATCCGTGGATAATTGAATGAGCCAACAACAAATGCATCTTCATTAATATTTCTATTAATATCCAATGTCAGAGATTTAACCATTGTACTTGGTGTCCCATCAATACTAACAGATGCTGACCAAAACATAACAGGTTCTTCTGTTGTATATGTAGGTGATGCGTATGTTGTTTGAGAATAATCAGATGCTATCCAATCAAAACTAAATTTTGCGGCTTCTGATGGTTCAAATGAAAATGAACCAGATTTTATAATACACCCAACATAATCAGTTTCTCTTGAAATTGTTGCATTTGATTCCCCAATATCTATCTGTACAGAACCCGGATACCCAATTGTGTATTCATAATCTCCATCAAGATTTGGAGTTTTTGTACCAAGTAATGCTTCAATTATGCAATCCATTTGCAAAGGTCTCAATGAACCTTCTGCATCACCAGATAGTTTTAATGCACCACCATATCCAGAGCTACCAATATAACTACTGACATCTTCTTCAATAAATATACCTCTATCAATATTTTCATTAATAGAAGTTACCTTAATCCCGGTAGTTGTTCCACCACCGGCATATGACGTACTTTCTTTCCCAGCATATAAATATCTAACCAACGTTAATCACCTCTTGATACTCTGCAATAAAATGAACTAGATATGTTTGATTTTCAATTTCAGGTTTAATATCTATCCATTTAAACTTTACATCATTTAAATTAGTATATACATTTTCTATTATTGATTTTACCAAATTATAATAATTAATACTGTCAAAACATAAAAATGTAATATCTATATTAAAACGAACTCTATATGATGCTACGCTTTCCACTTCCATTGGTGAATCTACAATTCGTATCAACACATCATATTCATCTTTCATCAATTCTTGTGCTGTTGTATTAGGTCTATATCCTAAATTTTTTAGCACAACTTCTAAATCAGTTATAATCCCCATCATTTACCACGTTTCCTTGCATTTCCTATAAATATATTAGGTATATTCTCCTTTAAATAGTTTTTGCTATATGATAACAAATCTGCCATAAATGCAGTCCATCTTTTTTCATTTGGTATTCCATTATGCCAACCAGATTTAATCCTTGCATCTTTAATAACTACATTCTTATTATCCGACTTTCTTGTATATTCAAATTCCTTTACATATTTTCCAGGACTTCCACCAACATTTCGTCTTAGATATTGACCATATTCTCGTGTTTCACCATTATTATATGAATATATATTTTTCATACCAATAACTATATTCTTTCTCTCTTTTCTAAATATACCAGAATTTGCAAATTGATTACTAACTTTCAATCCTTTTTTCTTTCTTATACCATAATGAATATCAGCAATACCTTTCCAATGTTGTTGCATAACACCTTCAAATTTTCTAAATTCATTTTCTGGTAATCCATTATATTTAAAATCTTTTCCAGTAACTCGTATAGCATCCAATTGTCGAAATGTAATTTTTCTACGATGTAACGCCATTATAAATCATTCTCCTCCAAAGCGGTGGCACTAATATCAAAGTATACAATCCGTCTATTATTAACCTCACTATCATCAATTTCTAGATTATCAGTCAATGTATAGTTACTCTTAACCTTTAAAAATGCCAATGCAATTGCCTTCAAATACATCAACTTGGTAACTGCCATTTCCGGCATTGTTCCCAATCGCTTGTCAGTCATACCAGTGTACGTTATATAAGAATAGTATGTAGCAAGAGAGATGTACATATGTTCTAGATAATCATCATCAATATCAGCAATCGTGCATATCTCACCAATATAATCTCTCGCCTTTTCCAAATTATGTTTAATAGCAAATGTATCAATAAGCGAATCAGGTATATCACTAAAGTTATCCCTAACCCTGTCAATTAACTTTTCAAGTACAACTGTCATTACAACTCCCCCGATAATTAATAAAAAAAATTAATTGGGAATTTAACCCAATTAATCATCTACACCAGAGATGGTAATAATCCTACCAGTCGTGGTTCCACCATCCTCATCAGGAATGACCTTAGTCTTGTAATACTGCGTGAAGATATACTCATCTCCCACACCAGCAGTATTCGTTTCCTCTGCGGTTGGCACATCAGTACCGTTATACACCCAATGGATAGCAGTTTCTTCACTCTTAACCATCATAATCGCAGTCTTTGATAACTGTCTAGTCGGGTACATCTTGATGCCAACGTTATTCTCAATCCAAGACTGTATGGACATATCCATCTGTCCTAAATCCCCATTCTTCAATAGGAATCCTTTAAGTTTCATTGGGTAGAAACACACAATATCTTTAATCTCACTCTCTGTGATATTCGTGCCATCAACGATATTCTGCACACCAGTCGCAATATCATCTGGAATATCTGCGGCAGATGTCTCATCCCATGCATCCGTTGCGGTTACAGCACCACTAGAACTCGTACCTGCGGCTATTTCCGTAAATGCTTCAGTATCCTTACTATAAGCAAGTCCCCTTGCTGATGCTTTCAACATACCCCTAATCTGTTCATTACCAAGTTGTCGTGCCTTTACCTCATACGTAATTGGCAGTCGTGTCTGATATTTCTCTAGAGAAGTATCCACATTACGGAACTCTAGGGTTGACTGCGGTGCAAGTGCACCCTCTGAAATCTGTGTCGGGTCTATCCTCGTACTCGTTGGAAGCAACATACGAATATCAAGTACCGGAGTTGGTCGTACAACCAGTCCTTCCTGCGCATTCATCATGGTATCTGCTTCTGTATATAGCACCTCTCGCATAACATCCTTCTTGGCAATATCACCAGTTGAAGTTGTCCATCCATCACTAAAATAACTCATTACCATTTATATCACCTCTATTAAGCACCTACTCCAACATAATGTATATACACTTTTGCCGCAAGTCCAGCAGTAGCCGCAACTTTTCCCTGAATAGTAATGAATGAAGTAGTCCCACCATTTTCATCAAGAACCCGTGCAGTAGCACCATTAGTACCATTTGTCGTATCATTCAAATTATCGAATATGCCAGGAGTGGTTGAAGCAATACCATCAATCAAAGTATCTGAACCAGTCGTTGCATCAGCAGCAGCACCAATGTCAATAAGTTCACCACCTGCTGTGGTTGAACCAGTCGTAATACGTAGGAGTACACGGTCAACTATAATTGCTGTTGATTCTGGATTCTCAAATGAACCAAGAATTGCATCTGCATCCCCTGCCGCCGAAAGAGTTACAACTGCCCATTTACCTGCCGTTGGTGCCAACATATCATTATCAACTGCATCATCTGCAATAATCGCAACATCAACTTGCTGGTTATATGCAATACGGACATCCATAGCACCGCCAGTATTCTTACTCACCGCTTCCTCGGCAAATCCAAGAATATCACCAGTGTTCGTGGAACCATCTCGCTTATCAACAAGACCATCACCTACACAACAAATCGCATCACCAATTGCAATTGCCGCATTAGTTGCAGACACTCGAAGTGTCGCAATATCTCCATTATCAATTCCCACAATCCCAACATACTTGTCAGCAGTGGCAGTACCAGTAATGGCATCCTTCGTATCCTTCGCAGTATAACCAATTGGATGGTCACTTGCACCACAAAGTTTAACTTCCCGTGCATCAGTATCATACGTTACAACCATACCCGGATACGTTACCGCATCTGAACAAGTATAACTGATAACCTTTGCATCATTTTTTAGTCCACCAGACATTTACTCACCTTATCCTTTTTTAATCTTATCATACAATTTATCAGACAAATCAGAATATCCTATCTCTGCAAGTATCTTGTCCAATTGCTGTTTTACATTCACCTGCGGTTTCTCATTCTTTGTTTCAGGTGCTGGTTTCTGCGCATCCTTACTTGCAATGATATTCTTTTTAATCTGTTCCAAAACTTGAATACCTTTCTTCGTATCCACATTCTCAATAAGTATATCGGGATTTATACCCAACTTATTAACTTCACTTTTCAAATTTTCCAATTTGCTAACCATTATCTCGTCATATTCCTTCTGAATATTCTTATATCCATCAACCTCTTTCTTCAGCTTTTTCAACTCATCCAGCGTCTTTGGATTATCAATTTCCTTAATAGTTTCCCTTTCAATAATCTTAGCTTCCCCAGAAGGTTTAATCACTGGAGTTTCAACTATCTCCTCTGTTCCCTCACTCATATGTTCACTCTCCTTATGTTCTTCAAACGCCATTGGGATTATTCTGCAATCAGTTCCCTTGATTGCTGGGTTCGATACAAACGCAATCGCTTTCAAATCCCCACCCTTTACATAACCAGTATCCTCATCGTAATCAATATCAATCTCCGCAGAAACTTTATCATATCCATATTTCGATATTTCAGGATAGGCAGTTTCATCGAAAACAAATCCACTGTATTCCAGTGACTGCCCATCCTTACTCAATCTAAATTTAGGCGCATACCCAATGGGTATTTCGTTGTGGTTGTGGAGAAGATATAACTTTATATTACCATTAATCTTATCATGAATGTTTTTCAATGACTGCTCATCAAAAGTAGCAGTTTTTCCATTAGCATCTGTGAAAGTACCAGTTTTGAATACTACCCCGGAACTTTCCAAAACACTATTAGATTTCCATTGAACGTCATTACTCTCAAATGTTAACATTTCTGACAACAATATCACTCCTATATTATTACATTATAACTTAATCATTTATATACTTTTCGTTAAATCTGTTACAACTGTTATCATATAATCTCACAATTATGCACATATCCTCGTTTAAGTATCAAATTCTTAGTGTATTCATGAAGAAGAATGAGGATGCATTTGTCACCCACATCCTCTTCATAGCACCGATGTATCTGATAGTGCAGTTTAAAGAGATTCAGATTCCCTATTTGCATTTTGTCCTGCATCCCTAGTGTGCTGTACATCCGATTGCGGTGTCTCCGGGAAACTGTCTCCCTTCATAGTATTTGACACAATCTGTTCATCAGTTTGCGTTACCTTGTTTGTGACAATCTCATCACCAGTCTCAAAGTCAGTATACCCAACAGATTCCCTTATCTCATTCTGTGTAAATGAATTTAATGTCGCCATTATTGCGGCAATACGGAACATTTCCAGCTTGGATGTTGCCATTACAAGTTCAAATACAGCATCTAATTCATCCACAGGGTAGTTGCTATTTATAGACAACAACCTGTCTTTCACAATCCTCATAGGTACGGCACTCGCCTTTTCCGCAAGTTCTATTGCCTTTGCAGATACATAATTAGATATTATCAATTCAGACGCATAACTTCCAGTATTTGTACCATTCACAATAGAACTGGACACATTCAATGCCGTATATATCTCATTGTTTAGCTGATTCATCAAATCGTTAGTTCTCATATAACTATTGCTGGATTCCACCATATCAATATCGACATTATCCAATGTCACATATTTCTGGTCAGGTGCTTGATGTTTCATAGTCTCGATATATGCAGTTGTAAAGGTCTGCGCATCCCTGTTTGCACTTGCATTTTTCTCACTTGGCGAACCACTATATCTACCCAACTCGAACATCGTACTGTCAATCTTATGATGTTCTCTCGGCACATTCATCCATCTCCACAATATATCAATAATCATGGTCTGTCTCTTCCACCAGACTGGATGTATTGCCCTTGCCAAAGGAGATATTGAATACAACCCATACGTTTCTCTACCAAGATTATCCGTAAAGAATATCGGTGTATCCTTATATTTGATATGCACAACATCCTCTGGTTTCAGTACCTTTCTCTCACCTTCTTCACCATCTTCCTTATACACATACAACCCTGTTATCATCAATACCTTATCAGAACCAGTATCTCCGACATCACCATTCTCTTCAACAATCGTCATATATCGCATTGGCAATGGTCTGAATGATTCATCAATAATCTCTACAATATAATTTCCATTAATCATCAGTTGTTCAGTACAACTTTCAACAATCCGTTCAAACTTGATGTTATCTGCAATAAATTGTGCATCGGCAATCATCGAATCACCAAGTTTCCCGGCACGTTCCTTATTCTTCAATTTAAATCCTTTAAAACATTGCCCGGCAAGTGTGGACATTCTATCAATAGAACCGCCTACCTCTGCATCTTGGTAATAAATATTCTCATATGATTCAAATGTAGGCATATTATAGAAATCACTTTTCTCTACAACATCCTTTACCAATTCATATTGTACACTTCTTGCAGACTGGATATTGCTTGTTGCCGTATTGCTATATCCCCTGCTGAACTTAAACATATCTCTTAATCCCATACTATCAACTCCCTATATTACATCGATGCCGTATAAAACAACGGTATCGCTGGTTTGTAAATAATCCTATCACCTGTATTTGTCAAATGCCAGAGAACGTTACATATGCAATCTGACACATCTTTCGTTGTATTCGCCCTATGGTCTACCTTTGGATTCCCATCAATATTCTTGACAATCAACATCTTTGCTTCATTAAAAAGAACCTCATTAAATACAATATCCAATTTATATCCATCCTCTTTATTCAAATGCCCTTCTTGCAGTTCAACCCATCGTTTGTAATCCTCAAAACGGACAATATGCTTTATGCATTCGACACCCATTCTTTTATCCAATATCTCAATCAATTCTGGATACATCCATATATCAAAGATGAGTGTATCTATGTTAAGATTTACAACAGCATTCATTATCAAATCACGTACTTCACTCGGTGATATATATGCTTCTCCTTCTGTTTTCATAAATCTGGTCACACCATCAATAACATAATGATTTCCTTCCTTATATCCACACGCCATTCCAAAGCCATCATTACGTACTGCCGGGTCTATCGCCAATACTCTCTGTATCCTATCTTCACTTTCCAATGTCTCCAATTTATTATCCATATTATAATTGAATAATATTCGGGGTTTTCCATCTACTGATACCGGAAAGACAGATGTTGTATTACCTGATGGTTCACAGGCATAATCTCGAAGGAAAGTCCCATAATCATTCTTATATTCTTCCCTTAACTGTTCTTCTGTAAAATTGGGATTTGCCACCCATGTGGGCGTTTTCACTGCCAATATATCATCTCTCTCTAACCCAAGTTGGTACAGTGTCATCATTATGTCATCTGGTCGCTGGGCAGAACTTATAGCAATTACATGACCGTCACCCTTAAGTGTATCCGTAGATTTACGTATACGGGAATATACCTCCCATGCACCACGCTTACTCGTAGTATCCTCAAATGATGCAATCTCGTCAAAGACTACGCATTTATTAGTACGTCCCACACCAGTTGATGCTTGACTGCTCAATATCTTAATACCGATATTCTTGGATTTATTAACAACTTCCTCACTTTTAATCATGCTGTCTGACCAAGTGTTAAACCACTCACTCCGTTCTACAAAATTCTGCATATTACTAAACAGCGTATCCTCTGCTTGTTTAGATGATGGTGCAATACACATTACAAATAGTAGCTGATTCTTCATCAACCCATAATAATCTGCTGGATTCTCCATAGTATCAAGTAGCCAGTATTCGTAAGTCCCCATGATACTAGACAATACTGATTTGCCCGAACGCATCCCTGATAACCAATCCAATTCCTTATATCCTCCCCAATAAAAATCATTCATAATCTTTTCTTGCATCGGATACAAGTTTACTCCAAGTATGTTGGTTGCCCACCATGCCGGATTCTGTCTGCCCATCATACAGACTTTCATATATTGAATATAATCCTTATCTAAATCTCTTCGATTATTTCTATCAATTTTATCTTGCACTCTGGACACACCTTTGCCTTCACCAATTCATTAGTTAATTTGAAAAACTTGCCTTCCATGTCATCAATCTTAAATACCAATTCCTCATTCAGTTCTCCACTAAATTTTCCCAATGTCTCAATAGTTGACCGTACTTCTTTAATCAGGGCAATCCCTGTTCTCATGTTATTAATATCTTCAGAACCCCTATCAATAGTTGCCATAAGCCAGTCGTTCAATATATCAAGACATCTGCGAAGTTCTTTCACACAATCATATGTTGATTTCTCATCAGTTTCAATTATGATTTCCTCCCACTGATGATTGTACAGATGTTCGTACACTTCATCTTCACTAATGTTAAAAATAGTCGCCACTTCCTTAACACTGTGTTTGCCGTTAATAATCCCCTTACTATATTCAAAACATTTTTCAGATTTGCATAATTTACAATCAATAATTTCTTCCATAACATATATAAACACTCTCTCTTTAAAAACTTTACTATCAGTCTTACATTAATTATATAAATGATAAAGTAAATAGTATATCTGCCACTCTCCTTTCGCATAATTTTGTGCGCACAATGTGAGTAATCCTCCACTTACATTGTGGAGTTTTTAATTTTATATATATATTGGGTAACCGAAAGATTTATATAGTGTGAGTGGGAGTATTGTTTACGGTAACTCTCGCGGCTCACATGGATTTTTATCTGGTCACATTTTTTTCCATTAATACAATTTATTATATCATTTATATTCTTATTGGTTATTTTATTACAAATCCTATTACCTTATTGAAGTTATATATTTCAAGATATATAAAGCATTTTGATGAAATATTGCACATCTTGTAATCTTGTATGAAAGTTGAAATTTTGGATAATTTTTGGAGAGACATCTGCTAGTATAAGGGAGTTTAGGGTAACCTAACAATTTTCGCCATGCCAAACTTTTTTAGGGTAACCTAAATTTATAAGGGTGACCATAAATCTTTAGGGATACCTAACATTCTCATGGCAGTATTCCAATAGGAATATTATTGGTCACATTGGAATATTGGGGGTGTGCAATTATTATTTGTATAAGCATCTACTAATATGTGCATCATATTACTACTTACTAATATGTATATAATTCTTCTTGCTTATAAGGAGAATGAATATTATACCGATGCCTTATATACCAAGTGTATAATATACCGAGGGGTATATATATGGGGAGAATGATATCCTATAAGTAATGACTTATATATTTGCCAAATAATTATTGCTCACGAATATTATATGCATATAGGAATATTATATATATATATGGTGTTTGGTATATAGGTAACAGTGGTAATATATATAATATAAATCATGCGCATAGTAAGGGAAAGATTGATGCAAAACGAGAGAAAAGGGGGGGGGGGGTATTTATGAAAAAATGTACATTTATGTACATCCCATCAAATATGGTATTTGTCAAGATTACAAGTTTTATATATTTATATATTTATTGTCTATTATTAATATGTATATATAACAATTAGTTAGGATTATTATTATATTATAGACAGATTGATAAATGATATAATACATAGTTATATAAAGGTAATTGAGATAATAATACATAGGAAGTGTATATTATGAGGATGTACATAGACACACCAACGGGGATATATACAAAACATATATCTGTAAAAGATTATTTTGCACAATTGCAAGAGCATAAGAAAAAGGTTATATCTTATGTTGTCGAAAAAAAACCCAATTGGGTTATTATTGATTGTGTGTTAGGTCACACATTGATGACTACAATTAATGAATATATAGAATTTATGGCATACTACCATAATAATAATATTGGTATTATAGTAAGATAATAGGAAGTGTATATTATGAAGATATATGATATATTATATAGTGAAGGATATAACTATATTGTGCTACCTAATGGCAACATTAGGATAACTAATATTATGGGTAACTCTACCGATGCACCACTAATAGAAGATTATCTATATTCTATTATTGGTCATTTGGTCGATGACGTAGAAGTTTTCCAAAACATCGATAATTCTCTTATAGGGTTACTAACTATTTATTAGTTTTTTTTTTGCTCATCAATATTCCAATACGACTATTTACATTCATATTGGCATATTATATATATTATATATACTGTATATATTATATATCGAATAACTATTTAAATGCGCCTGATAATTGTATATTGTTAAGATAACAAAAGGCAACATACGGGGATAATGAAAGTTATCCGAACTGTCTATTATATGCTCTAGGGATATATACCCATATGCTCTAGAGTTATATATTATCCGTACAATTGGATTAATGCAATATGTCAATTGTGTTATATATCCAATTGAGCAAGGTCATATAATCGATATGATTATCTTATATGGGTTGTGTAGTGGTGACTTATGCGATAACTGATTAGGTTGACACCGAAAAGCAAAAAGCATAAGACTTTTTATTATTTTTTTCATAAAGCAAAACCGAATTAGTAAATTAAGTTTGAAAGTTACGGATTGCGTGAAAGATTGGGAGATTGTTTAAAATGCGAACAATTAGCAAGACCACAAAGGATGTTTTGGGTAAAACCATAACAGAAGAGAAAGTAATTAATGTATCGTTTGATGCAGTGACGGCATACTTAAAAATGCACGGCGACAATAAAACTCTTGTCACCGTTGTTATTAAGGATGCAGTGCTAACAGTCGAAAGGACAGAAGGTAGAGCAGGTAAAACGATAACAGAATTGAAAGGAACCGATACGGCACGTATTGTTAAATATCTGATGCTCAATTATCCAAGCGTGGCCATACGAATAAATTAATTTTTTCCTTTTCTTTTTTTTTTTTTTGCTCTATATATAAATTTGAGGAATGATTAACATGAAGTTAAATGGAGAATTTGTGCAACGTGGATTAAACGCCACATTTGGTAGGTTCAACGTTATTGATATGTTGAATGATAACGGCATATATTATGTAGAAGTGCGCAATAATGGGCGCACAACACAACATATTAAATCGTTGGGTTATATATTACCATCCCGTAAGGTGACGGTTTATAAGACCACTGATAAGACAGTTAAAATACGGATTGGTAGAGGTTAATCAATGTATGAATGCTCAAGATACATTTTTAAAAATATCAATTGTATGGGATATATTATAACCGTACATGAAGATATTTTAGCAGATACAATTAAGTATCTGCGATTTTTTAATATCGATTTTGATATTAACCGATTGAATCGGGATTATCTCGAATTGGTCTTTTATATCAAGACGGATTAAATCCTTTAATTATAAAGGGTTGGATTGTTAGTAATACTTTATGTATGAAAGCATACAACCCGTAATTAACTGGAGTTAATTAAAATGGCGAAAATTGATAAGCAAACTAGGCAAATTCTTAAAGAAGAGTTTGGCATAAAGAAGGGAATTAGTACCGATGAGATATTTAGGGAACAATTCGGCATATAACGTTATTTTGGGGAATTGATAATATGGCAAAATTTGCATATGGGATATTTAACGACTTGGCAGTAATCGTTTATGATGTTATATTTGACATTGACGATTATGTGGTTTGTGGATTTTCTAATGAGCAACGGACTTTTAAATCCAAGATATTTTATGAGGATGAGGATGCCTATTTTATGGCACGAGATATTAAAGTGCCATTAAATGAATGTATGAGAGTTTGATAACTCTCTTTTTTTTCTTTTATGTAGATATAAATCGAGGAATGATTAAAATGGAAAAAACAATTATTGGAATAACAAATTATAACGAGATTGTAACGCTGGAATTTAACGGCATTAAATCTTTTCGTGACGGTTATTATATCAGTGCTGGCTTTACTTCTTATGATAATCTAATAACAGAAGATGAAGGATATGATAATGCATATGATACATTAATCGAACCTGATTATTATACGGATATTGGATATAATCTTGATGAATTGTTTAAATCATTTATTGATTATGAGCAATTGGCAAATTATATTTTGAATAATGAAGGATGGCATAATATTAACGGTGAATATACAGAATTGTTATATTATGATGGGGATGAATATTATGGCGCATTTAGTGTTTGGTATCATCAATTAGATAATACATTTAAATTCGTATATATTAAATCTTGGGAATTGAAAAAATTAAGATTTTATTCCCGATATTTTGGATGTGATAATATCCATATTGATATTATTAAAGAAGGATGCGAATTTATAGAGGGATTGATTAATAAGTATAATGTTAGCGATGAACGGATTATGAATGATTATCTTTCATAATTCTTTATTTTTTAAACCATAAATTAAGGAATTGATATTATGAGTTTTGCAAGTGACTTAAAAGAATTATGTAATATTAATGATTGGGGATTTATTAATCATTTAAATCGCCGTTTTGAAGTATCGGTTATTATCAATGATTGGGATGATGAATTTATCATTACAGAATTGATTAATAAAACTGCTACTGATTGCAATGTTGATGTATTGATTGTAATACAACAATATGTTGATAATTTATATACTGCTTTTGTTGATGTACAATGAATGTGGGGAATTAAAATGCGATATGAAAATTTGGATGAGGAAGAGTTGATTGTTGAATTTTGGCAACAACATATTGACGGGAACGTTGATAATGATTTATTGGATACCATATTTAAGGGAATGTTTTGAGAATGGTGAATTTGATGAATGGAAAGATTGTTAATATTATTAACTCAATGAATGAGGATGTGGTTGAATATAAAGATGGTGTTTATTATATTGGATTTGTGGATAATATAGATATTGCTTATTTTATTGTTGAGCAATTTAATCGAATATTATATTATGAAGGGATTGATGCATACTGTTATGCCACAGGGAATTATACTATATATATTCGGGAGATGATATAATGGAATTTGAACATACAACAATGGTACACATGAATGATATATGTACGATATTGGGAATTGATAATGTATATATTAATGGTGAATTTATTATATTTACTGATGATATATATATAATTGAGGATATGTTACTCCAACGGGGATTTACATTTGATATTTTTCTACATGAAACCCTACAACATTATTATGTGGTAACTGTTAAATTTATAAATACAGATTTTAGTAAAACGGGAGAGTGAGAATTATGTATTATGATGCAGAAGATTTATATGAAGCGATTGAACGATTTAATGATTTGGAAAATGGTAATTGTGAGGATGAATTTGAGCAGATATTAAATGAGGATTATGAAGATATTGTATTGTTGGGTTGTACATATAAATATGGTTATGTGTTAAAATCCGTTGCTACCGTTGCATTTGATAATGCATATAATGATTGGGCAAATGATGAGATGGATGAATTGTGGGATAAATATGAATTTGATGAGATTAAAGACTGGAATCCATATGATGTGTATTTTACAGAATTGACAGAAGAGCAATTAGAGGAATATGTTAAATTTAGAGATATAGAATGAGTTTGATGGAGAGTGATATTTATGGAGATGATTGAAGTATTTAGTTTTGACGAATTGGATAAGGATGTACAACGAGATGTTATTAATAAATTTATCAACGATACAGAATATTATGAAGATTGTGATTGGATAGAAGATAAGTATAATGAGAGATTGAAGGAATTTGGATTTTTTGATATTAAATGGGAATATAATGTTGGATTTTGTCAGGGAGATTATGCACGATTTACAGCGAAAGTAAGTTGGGATGATGTTATTCTATTTTTGAGGGAATTTGAGGATGATACGATACGAAGGGTTATTACTCTAATTGAATGTGAAAAGGTTAATGTGTGGGGAGATGTGCATAATATTTATAGATGTTCCAGTAGTGTACATTTTGAATATGATATTAATGTTGATGATGAGGATGAATTTGAAAAGTTGGATGAATTTATGAATTGGTTTATTGGGGAATATCATGATGCATTTTTGAAGTTTATAAATGAGATTGAAAAGGAATTTAGAAAAGATGTAGAAGAGGAATTGTTGTATCAAATATCTGATGAGTATATTATTGAGAATATTAAAGCGAATGAGTATAGATTTTTGAAAGATGGAAAAATGATTTAACGGGGATGATATTTTTGGAATATTTTGAAAGTGAAGGAGTACAGATTGAGCAGTTGAATGATTATGTCAATGCTCAATTTGCCATAACAAAATACAAACGAATTGTTGAGTTACCGATTGTTAATTTAGACAACCCACAAGTACACTTTTTCTACAATGAGTTTTTGTTCTTACTAAAACGTCTATTTGATAATATGGATGGTGGGGAATATACAGTGAAGTTGGATATTGAGAAGGTGCATTAAAATGGCAATTAAGATAAGTGCATTAACGCCTTTTGGCATGATGAATATTGAGAATGTACATGATGTGAATTATCATGTTGAATTTTGCAAGAGAAGGAATAAGATTGAGGATATTAGTGTGAGATTGATTGAGTATAATATTGGGATTGCTAAATATCGGATATTTAAAATGGAGATGTACATATGGAGAAGTAATATGGTTGTATCTATTGGTGAGATATATGCAGATACATGGGAGGAATTTGTAAAGTGCATGAGGGAATTTAAGGGATATGAGGTTAAATTTAATGAGGATGTTGTTAAGGCAATTGGCAAAGATATATTAATGAATATTTGAATGGAGATGGTAAAGTATGAAGGTTTATTGTAAGAGAGAGGATGAGGTAACTGATATTAAGGAATTTTTTAACAATTTGCATTGTAAATTTGGTTGCACTGTTAAGGAGATTATCAGTGGGAATATGTATAATATTGTAGATGATGAAACAGATGATGGAACGGTTGCAGAATGTACAACCAGTGTGAAGAATTTTTGCACAATGAATGATACGGTTATTGTGGTTGAAACGCTGGATGAAGAGGGAGATTATGAGAGTACGATTATGATATATAATTGTGGAAGTAACTTTAATGATATTGTAAGTGGTATTGAAAAGTATATTAAGGAGTGAGATGGATGAAGATATATTGTAAACAACCAATTGAGGAAAAGACATTGAAAGATGTATATGAGGAATTTATCAGAAAGTATGCAAGGATTGATGAGATTAAACAGTGGTATTGTAATTCACAAACATTTGTAAAAACTATTAATATTCGTAAGGATTTGACTGGTGTTGTTAAAGAGCATGATACACTGTTTTTGTTTAAGGATAATGATGGTGGAGAGGTTATTATTATTCCACTGAGAGCAAATTTGTATATTGATGATGAGATTGAAAAGTTTTGTGCATTTGTAAGGAGATGAATTATATGAAGGTTTATTGTAAGAATGAAAAGGTTAAGGAATTTGAAAGTGTAAAGGATATTTTGGATTTTGCAAGGGAAAAATATAATGTATGTACTACATTATTTTATTGTGGGGGGATATATACAGATTATGAATATAAAATTAAATCTGTTGAGCATATTGTTGAATACGGACAACGATTAGTTTTGTTTTGTCGTGATTTAGATGATGATGAGGATATTATTGTGGTTGTTGACAATATGTTGATGAGTGAATGCGAGGATATTGTTGCTAAAATTAAAGATGGATTTATGATGGAGGGAGATTAATGAAGGTGTATTGTAAAAAGGAAGATGTAGTTGATGATGTTGAAAAGTATGTTGAATATTGCCATGAATATAGTATGGGAGAAACTTCTGAAGGTGGAAGTAATCAATGGGAATCTTGTGTGCATATTGTACAGAGAGTAAAATCGGTGATTATGGGAGATAAACATACGATATTTGTGATGTTTACGGAGAGTGGTTGGAATCCATATGTTATACGGACAGATAATATTGAAGTTGTAAGTAAGTATTTGTGTGATATTAAGAAGAAAGGAGAGTGAATGCTATGAAGGTTTATTGTAAGAAAGAGGATGTGTTTAATATTAAAGAAAAGATTGAATGGTGTCAGGAATTTGGTACAATATCAGGTACATTTATTCGTTGTGATTTGCAACAATGTATTGAGTTGGTTAAAACAGAAAAATGTATGATTCTTGGACAAGAGAAGTGTATATTTGTGATGTTTAAAGGGTTTCCATATAATCCATATATTATTAAGACGGAGAATATTGATGAGGTATCAGAATATTTGTGTAGGATTAAAAAGAAGGATGAGTGAGTTATATGCAAGTATTTTGTAAGAAAACAGATGTTAAAAAGGGAATTGTAGAAGTTGTGAATGAATGTAAGACATTAGCAGATAGTTTCACCTTTTTTAATTTATATTTTGAAGATAGAGAGGATGAATATTATCTGGATGATGATTATAAGGTAAAGGGAGTTATTGGACATGGTAGTAATGTCATTGTGTTTATTGAGGATGCGTGTGGTCACGACCAATGCACAATGATATTTATGATATTTAATGAACGTGAAAGGGATATTATTGCAGAAAGATTTTGTAAATTAAAGGGAGAGTGATATAAATGGTAAAGCAAGTTGTAGAGGTACTTGGTACAGAAAAGGTTGTATCGGTTGGGTTTGATGATGTGGTTGATTTTGTAAGAGGTAATGCGCTGGATTTTGTTAATTCAAATGGTGCATATACTCTTACAGTGAATAATCTAACTTTTATTCTGACTGATAAGGAAGTTGTACGGGTTATTGGACACACAATTGATGATGGTAACCCTATTACTGTACAGTGCGAAGTTACTGAGTGAATGGGTAACCATTCATTCTTTTCTATTTTTCAGGGGTTTTATATTATGAATGTTGTTAATTTTGTTCTGTTATGGAAGTCATTGGTAACCCAACACCATGTTACTGTTATTGTCGAAAGTGTGCGTGGATATTTGCATTTTGATTATGTGAACGGTCAATGGTGGCATACCAATAGACGGGTTAGTGATTTGACGGTGATGGGAATACTTGGGTTGTCTATTGATGATGGATATAATGTTTTTGTGAATGGTGAAGATGTATTGCAGTTTTATGGGGAGTGAGAGATATGAATTACGAGGGATTTGCCAGTATTGGTGAGTTTATTGAGGTTGCAGTTGGGCAGTATGTAGATATTTGTAAATCTTGTGGGAAACCTATACTGTATGATGAGGAGATTTATATCTGGAAGGATGGCGAACGATGGCATATAAGATGCGTGGATAAACTGTATGAGGGATATTAATATATATGTGGGTGATTATAATGGGATTACCATATGAAAGTTATGTGGAAAAAGATAAGAAAGATGTGGTAAAAAGTTATTGGCAAAAATTTATTAATTGGATTGATACGGATTGAGTGATATTATGTATGTTTGTGAGATTGAAGATTTTGAAAGAGATATTGGGAATATTTTTACTGATGAAATTATACTGGATGTTTATGTTACCAGTGGTGATGATTATGTGGTTGTTATTGGTAATATATTTAATCCAGAGAATAGGATTTCTGATTTGAATCAAGTATGGAGATATAATAAGGGATGTACAGAGGGGATATTAGTTTCTGAATGTACAGATAGTGGGTTAATTGATATAATTAATAGATTGAATACGGAGAGTGATGTATAATGAATATACGTGTTAAGGATATATTTGGAGAGGCGATTATTAATGTTAATGAGGAGAATTTTATCCGAATAATTAATAATTTGAAAAGACGTGGGAATGTGATTACACTTTATAAAGATAAATTGTATATCAAGGGAGTTGATAATATGGAGTATAATGTGGATGATGATATTGTTAGTATTGTAAAGCAAATGGGCTTTCTGGTGGTGGAATAAATGAGTAGTTGTTTTAAGTGTAAAAATATGTATTATGATGAGGATAATAATGCATGGTGTTCACATTCTGAATGTAAAAAAACTTTATCTTTTGCAAGAGCAGAATTACATAGTTGTAGTACATTTATCGATGGACATTTTACAGAGAATGAGATTAGGATTAGAGGTATGAAATATAAGGAATATTGTGAACGGAGGGGATTATAAATGGCATATATACCAATTGGAATAGATGTTGATGGACATGTTGTATTATATGATGGTGGGGAGTTTATCAAGGTGCGATATGTTATTGACGATGAGGATGGATATGAAAGAATGTGTGAGAATATTGATATTGAGGAAGAGATTTACAATACCTATGATATACCAAGTTTTGTTGCTAATAATGTTGATTGGGATGCAGTGAAGGATGAGTATGTTGGAGATTTGGATTGGCAGGAATATCTAAATGATGAATTTACAGAGATATTTGATGAGTTTTATATGTATGATGAGGAGTTTGTGGATAAAGAAGATGTACATATTGAAACGTGGTTTGTCAATGAGCAAGATGGGCGTTTGATATTGACTGATTGTGGACAGAATTTTATCCGATATTTTGAGGAGATATATGATGAGTTTATTGATATTACAATAGGGGAAATTTATGAAGCGACAGAGAGGTAATGATTATGCGATTTATGAGAAGGAAATATAGAAAGATTATCCCAAGATTTATTATTGAAAAGGTATATGGGAGATGGTGATATGACTGATGATGGGTTGATACATTGTGAGAATTGTCATAATTATTGTTTTCAAACTGATATGGTATGGAATGATAGTGAATGGTGGTGTATTGATTGTATGAAATCTGGTGGGTTTGTCAAGTGTGAATGTTGTGGGGAGTGGGGATATAAAGAGGATATGACAGAGGTTGATTATAAACTGGTATGTGAGGATTGTGTAGAGGAGTGGAAATTAGAATGATATTGATGAATACAGTGGATATATTATATATGTCACTATGGGGAATTAGTATTGTATTGGCGAAAAGATTTAAATGTTATATCGAACCAGTAGGTATTTATGAATTTAAAGATGGGATTGTTATTGGATTGTTATTTGGCGTTATGTTATCCATATTGGCATTGGGAATCTTTTGGCAGATTATTTAATTTTATAGAGATGGTGTAATGATATTCATATATGTGGAATTTGATGGTGGATGGAAAGGAATACGGTGTAATCATTTGGTTGATGTGATGAAGATTATCAAGAGAGCGAGGTATTATACTGTTGGGAATGTAGTTGAGGATAAGATACGGTATGTATTTATTGATGTGGATGGATTTAAATTTGGCATATCGATTGATGTGGATGAGAAATTTATTATTGAGGATGTTATTGACAAGTATATAATTGATGAATGGAAGGAGTGAGAGTTATGGATTTTAATTGGAAGTATATCAGATATGTAAGATGGAATGGTGAGATAAAATACTCTGATTTTGAAATGGATGTTAAGCAGTTTCTTGATGATGCACAATATATTATTGTTAGTGATTTTACATATCCAGAGATTATTATTATTTGCAGAGAGTTGGTAAATTGCACGATATGTTTTATTAACGAATTAGCAATTGATATATTTATACGCTGGTGCAATTTTGAATTAAAGGAGGAGATGTAAATGTGTATTAATCATCTGGATGAGAGCATACGATGGATAAGGGATGAATTAGTATCCTATGTTGATGAGAGTGTTGCAGATGAGATATGTGGTAATATTGTGGTTGGTATCCAACCTCATATTATACCATTTAATTTTGAGGCACATTCACTATGCAACATTGGTAATTTTGTTCATAGCAAGAATGAAAAATATGGTGGTGCATATGACAAGATGTATAGACAGTTTGGTTCCACATATTTTGAGAGCAAGATTTATGAGAAGTTGGAAAGGTATCATGTTATGATTAATGAAGAGGATTGTGAGGAAAGTGTGGTTGATAGTCTTGTTGATATGATTGGATATTGTATACGGGAGATTAGTAGATTAGTTGAGATTGGATATGAGTTTAAGTATATATAAATATATTGGGGATGATGGACATAATAAAAGAAGATGAAGTTTTTAATCTATTGCGAGAGGAATATGACAGATGTATTGAATGTAATGGTGATTGTTCATTGAGAAGTAGGACAAGGAACGATTTTGACGGATATTACAAATATGTATTTGTGTGTAATAAATGTGGGGTGGAATATGTGGATTACTTTACAATAGCGTTGGAGGATGATGGAGAATGAGAAGTGTTGAATATATTGATGCAGAAATTGACAAATTGAAAAAGGAAAGAGAGGAAGTGTTGAAAGAACAAAAGAGAATTGAGGAGGATACAATAACTATTTGTGATTATTCAGATGATGGAAAAGGACATAGTGCATATTGGAAAATGTCAGTAATACCATATAAAACATCTTATTATAATACTGTTGATGTTGATTGTGGATTTGATGACGATGAACGATTTTTGTCATTTGATATGAAACTATGGTTGACTTTTTGTCAGAAGTGTATTGATAAATATGGGGATATGTGTGATGATATTTAAGATAAGAGTTATTGGGATTAAAGGACAGGATGTACAGTTTGAAAAGGCATATCGGAATGTGCCGATTATGACAGAGTATCTGTTAGGTGAAATATGTTTGATTGTGGATAAATCATATTATGATTTGGATAGTAATAATATGATTATTGAGTTTGAAAATATTGAAGTAAATCGAAGTGCGAAGTTTGAGCAGATAGTTGAAGTATTTAAAAAATATAACTGGGAGATGATGGAATGAGTGAAATACAGATGATTGACATTGTGAATAGGGAGAGTACAGAATTTGATATGAATAAGATAGACTATGCGAAGTTTATAGACAGTGGGGAGATTGTTAATACTGTTGAGGAAATTAATGATGTGATGTATAAGCTGTTTAGATGCAGTGAGGTTAAGATTGTTTTCCATCATAATGATTATAAGGTATTTGTGTTTACTGATATTTGGCAGGTGTTTGTTATATCATTTGTAAATGAGGATTATTACTTTGAGATGGTTGATTATCTATCTGATAATAAATATGTGGTGTTTATCAGGGAAGGGGATATTGATGAGTGAGGTATATGTGGATGTATCATTGGTGAATGATGAGGGAAATGTTATTGATTTGTTTACCTTTTATAAGATGTTTGATGATGTATATGTTGGGATGGGTATAAATCTTGATGATAAGGTATTGTATGTTGATAGGTATGATGAGGTAAATGATGAATATTGGATAGTGGAATTGGTATTTACAGATGCACGTATGTGGAAGTGTGCAATTGGCAGTTTTCTATCTAATTATTGGTATAAGGGAGGATGAGAGATATGGAAGTATTGTTTATTAATGGATATAAAGTTAACATGGATAGTACAGTGAATGATGATATTATTGTTAATATATTTAAATATGATGGTGAATTGATATATCATAAAATATATATGCATATTATTGATAATGATGAGTATATAATTAATGATATATATAGAATTATAAATGGTGGGCGTGAACATAGAATGACTAATATATTATATGAGGTTGTAAAGAAATTTAGAGGGGATTAAATGTTTACCTATGAATATGAGATGTATGAGGAATGTACTGGGGAGAAAGCTAAGTGTGTTGGATATATTACAGATGGTCATGTGTTGATAACTGATGTTGATGATGGAGAGGTTATATTAATACCAATTGAAGAGATTGACAGGATATATTATGAGATTAAGAAGGAGATACTATGATATATTATATTGAATATGAAAATCAAATATTTAAATTAGAAATTAGTAATTTGCAATTTACATTGTATGATTATAATGATAATGTTATTATAAGTGAAATATGTAAATATAAAACAGATATTATTGATAGTGTGGTTAAATATATACAAGAATATAATATTGATGAGTATAAATATATTGTTGATGAAATAGTTAGAAAACTGGGAGAGTGAGATGATGTATGCTACTCAATGTGGATTAGCAAGTGATGATTTGCATATTTTTAATCAAATGGTAAAGCATTTTGGTCAGTACAATATAACCAGTTATGTGATTGAACATATTGATAAGGATACTGTAAGAGTTGGAATGAACGTTAAGGGGTTTGATATATAATGAATATTAGTCTTATTGATTATGGAAAGATTGAGAAAGCAGTGTTTGCTTCCCTAATTACCTATTTTGAGGATATAGAGGAAGGGTTGGGTACATATGAGAAGATTGATGAGAGTGATTACTATCATGCATACAGGTCAGTGGGTTCCTATGAATCCATACTAGAGCATATATCGTTCTCTTTCTATATAGAGGGGATTAGCAGGGCGTGTTCCCATCAGCTTGTCAGGCATCGAATTGCAAGTTACACCCAACGTTCCCAGCGCCATCGTAAAGATAAGGATTTTTATTATGTGATACCAGAGAGTATAAGGGATAATGTAGAAGCGATGGATGTATATTTTGACATGATGAATGAGATAAATGAGTGTTATGCTTATCTGATGGACTTGGGTGTGCCGAATGAGGATGCAAGATATGTATTGCCAAATGCCAGTTGTACTGATATTATGGTGACGATGAATGTCAGAGAATTGAGAAGTTTTTTTAAAGCGAGATGTTGTCAGAAAGCACAATGGGAGATTAGACAGATGGCAGAATATATGCTTGATATATGCAGGGATATATATCCAGAGTTGTTTGTCAAATGCAAGGGATATTGTGATGGGAATGATTGTCCGTATGGAATAAATTGTCAGGGGTGAGCTATTAATGAATGAATTGCAAGTTGCTGATATATTGAGAGAGAATGATATATGCTATAATACAATTAGTGTGTATGATGATGTGATATATATCTGGATGTATGATGTTGAGTTTGATGAGTTGAAAGTTATCAATGATATTTTCAAACCTACTAATAGATTTTGGGTATATCCAGAGGATGATAGTGATGTTGAGAAGATTGAGATGATTATTGAGTTGCATGGGGTGGTATAAATGACTGATGAAATTGTGGGAATTACATATTACGAAGCTGAAGATTATTCTGTTGGAATGATTGGTGGTGGGTACATTAGATTTGAGCATAATCTTACTGATTTGGAATATCTTGATGTTGATGAGATGGAAGAGATTAAATCATGCATGAATGTCATTGCCGAGTTGTTGTTAGGTGACATTGGATATGTGCGAACAGATGAGGAGATTGCAGAGATTATGAAGATGGAAGATGAAATGGACTTTGACAGTTTGCGTGATGGGCTTATGCATGAGATTGTCAAGACAGCAGAGGAGGGGAATATGCCATATGGTAGTGAATTGGAAATTGAATATACTAAATTGTGGATTGAGATGCACGAATTGAAAAGAAAAATTGGGGAGTTGATATAAAATGATAAATATTACATATTATATGTTAGGTGCTGAACATAGTAGAGATATAGATATTAGTGATTTTAGAGATTATATAAACGAATGGTCAGAAAATTTACTATGTTCAATAAATATTTTAGGACATCCATATGGGAATGATGATATATATCTTGTTGAATTTATCCATGAAAATGAAGGTTCTTATGGTATTAATATAATTGATGCATCACATGATGATAATACAGATATTGTTAAAGAATTAATTGAAGGTGGTGCTGTTTATATTTAATAAGATGAAGATGATTAGTACGGATGAGATGTTTTATTTCCAAGAGATACGAAAATCTGGGAAGTATTGGGTGAGTGATGATAAGAAATATGAGGTAACTGATGTCTTTCAGGATAAGGAAGGGCGTTGGTATGTATCATTATATCCAGTGAGTTGATATTATGAAAATATATGTGGGGTATATACCATATTATGATGGAGATATAATAATAACTGTTAATAACGATAAAGAACGAGTGGAGATATATATTATTGATAATGATTGTTCTGAATATGGTGAATATTGTATTGATACTTGGGAAGATGGAAAAGTTATAGATACTGAAAAATTTGAATGGTGGTGATATTATACATTTAGAGGATGTGCTTAAACAACATAGTGCGATAGGAATTGTCGGGAATCGACATACAGGGAAGAGCATGATGATTATGAAATTATTGGAGGAATTGAGAGAACGAACAGGGACTGATATTTATGTATTTGGAGTAGAGAGTAATTTGTTTATGCCATCCATCGAATGTGGATTTAATATTTTAGAAAGCGAGATGGATATATTGGATTTACAGATAACAGATGCGGTGATATTCATTGATGAGATGGCAATGTTTTTTGACACTAAGACATCATCAAGGCAACTTGATAAGTTAGAAAGGTTCTTTGATAGGATAGAACATAACAATTGTAAGATTATAATTAGCACTGCTCGTGAAGGATATTTTAACAAGTGGATGTGTGGAAGAGTGACTGCATTTCTAGTCAAGGAAGTTGAATATGATGCGTTGGTAAATCGTAGTTGGTTAAAGGAACGAGTTAAGGCTATTAAGAGTAAGAGTGATTACAGGTTGGAGTTGAGTGAGAGTGAATATTTTGTGGTTACTAATCGTGGGGATATGATAACTAAAAGATATGAGTTTGTGTATGATGAGAAGTGGGATAGCAAGAAAGATAAGAAGAGGTTATTTGAATAGGGAGATGATGTGTTATGAATATTAAGGAAATTTGGCAAGGATGGCAAGGGCATTTTATTTGTGATTGTAAGTTTCATCTTAATACTGCACTAATTGGTAAAGATATATATATTGTATCTACTGTTGGGAATTATTATTATAATGGTGAGTTGCAACAGATTGGATATAATCGAACATTTGAAACTATGGTATTTAAGAGTTTTCCAATTGATGAGTATGGATTTTATGATACTGATGTATCAGAGGGAGAGGTATATTTTTGTCCATATAGTTGTGAAAGTGATGCACAACGTGGGCATTATGAGGTTGTTAAGAAAGTGAAATTGTGGATGGTAGAAGGAGGGGATTTGTATGAATAAGATATTTTATTTTTACAGAGTAATGAATGAGAATAGGATTGAGGAGATTATTAGTAATAATTATAATAAGATTGTGATTGATGGAATACCAAATATGAATTTGGATTCTATTAATAATTATTATTTAGAAATCTGGGAATATGGAAATATTCGATGTAAATTATCTGGGGAAGATATATATTGTGAGGAATATAGTGAATTTGCAGAGATACTTATTGATATATTGTAGGGGTGATATAATTGGGCTATGGATATGAAATGATGCGGTTGTCATTGTTAAAGGATGATGATGATATTGACGAGATGTTTAATATAGCATCTGGATTGCTAATGAAATGCGAGGCTATGGAGAGTACGATTAATCATCTAGAAACTGATAATGGTAATCTGACAGATGAGATTACTGACGTTACGAATGAAAGGGATGAGTTGGATGGTATCATACATTGTATTAGGGATGAGTTAAATGAGATGATAGAAAGGTTGTGTTGAGTATGAGTGCTAAGAAATCTAAGGGATATAATGGTGAAATGTGGGTGGTCAAGTGGTTGCAAGGACTTGGCATTCAATGTAATAGGACATATGGCAGTGGTGCATTTGGATATGTGGATGATGCATTAGATGGTGATGTACGGAGTGAGTTAGGAAAGATTGAGGTTAAGACATGGAGTAAGCCATTGCCAAAATATATATTGAATGCATTAAAACAGGGTGATGGAATGATGGTGTATATGTATGCCCAAGGACAGGGATATGCCTATAAGCCATATGTGATATGTGAGAGAGAGAGGTTTGAGAGGGTGTTACAATATGAAATTTAGAATGTTGTTATTGATATTTTTAATAGTACCTATTTGTGGTTGTTTTGATACTATTCCAGAGAATGAATATGAATATGTTACAACGTATGATGTGTACGATTTGAAATATGAGTTTAATCATGTAGCATTTGATAGTAAGGATGATGAGATTATTGTATTTTTAACAGTTATAGATGATAAATATGAGTTTATTCGGGTGGAATATAATAAGGTAATTGCAATAAATCCAATTGATAGAGAAATCGGATATTGTAAAGTGAGAAAATCACATAATGTATTATACTATGAATTTTTTGTACCATCGGAGATGATTAAAGTTGGTGAGTAGATTTATTAGATATTGTAGGACAGATAAATATAGGGAATTGTTGATTGATTGGAAAGCATATGATGGGGTTGATATATATGGGAATAGTTTTACTGTTGATTATAATAATACTGTATTATTTAATACTTACACATATGTTTATGCATATGATTAATAGATGGGATATTACCCATAATGTTTTTATACTATCAGTGATATACATTATGTTATGCACTGGTGTATTATATTTTGTGATGAAAATTGTGAAATAAAAAGTGAAAAATAATGTGAAATTAAAATGAACAGAAAAATGATGCGGAGATGAATACGTGAATTTTAAATGTACAGATTGTGATTTATTCTTGCTTAAACATTGTGATGGGCAAGATAGGATATGTGAGAAATTTACATTGCCATATAATTATGGAGATGGATAGATGGTATATTATGAAAAAGCAATTGAAGAACTTGGAGATAATGGAGGATTCATCTTACAATGTTTTTTCCATAGAGAACGAGGATATATGGCAGACGGTGATGATGCGATATTACATTTATGGGATAAATGTAGATGTTTTGAGCAATATAGTCTCGAATGGTATATATACAGGGGAATTATTGAAATGGTCGAGCAGGGTGTATTTGAAAAGTGGTTGATAGAGAATAGATATGTTGGGGGATGAAATGATGAAATGTAAAGGATGTAAGAATATTGAATGGATACCAGAGATGTGTAGTACAGTGCCATCTGAATTACCAAGATGTAATATACTTGATAGAATGCTTAGTACTCATGAATATCTAATTTCTGCACCAAAATTTTGTCCGTATAGAGATATGGAAAATCTTGGAAGAGATGCATATGAACGACATGAATGTTATCTTGTGGATGAACGGGATGATTACAAGGCGAAAGCCAAGAAGTACAGGATGGCGCTTGGTGCTATTGCAAAACAACTGGTATATGACGATGAGGAAGAAGTGAAAGAATGGTTTGCCGATATTCCATTGGATATGTTAAATGATTATATGACGGCGTTTGAAATAGCAAAACAGGCATTGGAAGGTGAGGAGGAATGAAGCGACTACCTGATGGAAGGGTGATTAGTTGTTGTGGGGAATGTTCATTTTGGGAAGATTATATTCCTAAAACAATGTTGGGTGATGAAATACCAGAATTATGTGAAACGTTGTGTTGTCATCCAGATAATATGGAGGAATTTGTTTTGTATAATATGAATAGAATTCATGTAGACTGTTCCCTCCCAGATGCGGAGGTGGAAGAATGAGTGGTAATGGAAAAGAAGTACCGAAAATATGTTGTTCAATGATGCTGTATGCATTAATGGATGGTAAGTTTTCTGTGAGTTATATTAATGGATATAGGAGACTGACACTTGGTGATTATGCAATAACATATTGTCCATATTGCGGTGACGAGATAATATATAATGATGCGTATGACAATGATTGTACAAATTATAATCATCGGAGATGGATTGTAAAAGATACTGAGGTGGAGGAATGAACATTAAATGTCTATATGGATTCCATGATGTGGAATATATTAGTGAACAAAAATTTAGTACACATATTAATAAAATATATAAATGCAAGAGATGTGGGCATAAATATGTTAAAACTGATAATCTTGATGGGGTTGATGAAATAACAAATATGTTTATGTGGTTAGCAACACTTGCGATATGGATGGTATGTAGTGGAATATTAATAATGGTGATATGATGAAATATGTAGTTTATAGAAATGATGTACCAATTGGTATATGTGATACATTTGTTGAGGTATTGAATAAACAATATAACAATGTTGGAATTATTAAATTATTGCATAGTAATGAGAATTATAGAACCGTTAGAATAAATGATGATATTAAAATTTACAACTGGGCATTGAGTGATAATGAGATTATGATGATATATAAATGGGGTGATTGATAATGAGAGAGTGTGGGGAACGTAGATATAAAACAAGGGTATGTCCATTATGTTTTAAACATATATCTGATAAATGGACTGAACCTGTTGAAGATGGAAAGTTTGATAGATTAATGAATGAAGTAAGGAAAAACTGCCAATATTGTTGTGGACTTGGATACAAGGAGGATGTGTATTGATGTGCCTAAAGCCACCTGTCATACACTGGTAAATATTTGGATGATGCTATTGAAAAAATTAAATGAATGGAGATTGATATATTTGAAAAATTGGATTATATATTTCTTAATTGGAATTGGTACAATATTATATGGCATATATGGGTTAGAGTTGTTCTTGCAAGATTTCCCACATAGATATATAATTATTGAACGGGCAATTTGCTATATAGCAGGTGTAATCTTTATAATTATGGCAGTAATAGCAAAACGGGAGAATTGGTAAATATGAAAAATGATGATATATCTGGAATAATTATATTTATAAATGTATGTATTACAGCATTAATGTACACATTTGTACGTATGTGGTATGCAAGTACATACACATATGATTATTTTATAACGAATTTTATCAACGGTGTAATTAGTCTATATATAATACTGATAATATTTGTAATTATTGTATTAATATCAGGGAGACGATAATATACCATATGCAATTGTGCAGGTAACCGATTTATCGGCAATTGACGATATGATAGATGATATAATAATATTCAATCGGATGAATGTCGTCTTGGCAGTTGGCAAATCTGCGGTAAATCGGTTATGTTGTCGTGCATCATACTATGGATGGGCGTATCAGGTATCTTATGAAGTGTAGAATTATGTACTTCAAGTACATTGTTATGTACCAAAAGATTTATATACTTATATAATTAAAGATATTATAGGAGAGATATTATGGCGTTGAAGGATTTATACGAACAAATTGAGCAGGATAAGCTAAATCGAGAGGTTAACAATATTCCAGCACAAGAAATTCGTGATATTATAAATGCACTGATTGATGAGAGTGGGAGAGTATTGGTTGTAGCAGTTACCAAGTTGTTGAACAGCATTGCCGAGGAACGTGGATATGTACGGGATGTCAAAATATCCCATGTCACTTCGGCGATTAAGGCAGACAAACGGTTATACACTATTAAGGAAAATCGATATTTGTGGATTGAGAGATATGACGAAATGTAAATATTTGGTCGAATTGCCAAACAACATATCATATTGTACGTTATATAATATACATATTGAAAATGTACGAGATTGCTATCGGGGTATATGTCATGAATATTATTGAGTTTTATACTAAAATTAAGAAATTCGATTCTGATGATACAGATAGTGAGGTTGTTGAAGCAATTAAAGATTTGTCATTCACCATTGGAAAGAGCAAGATGAATATTGATGTGCTGTATCATATCATATCATATCTATATATCGATGGGATTACCAAACATAAATTTGAACGGGTTTGCACCAACAATTTTCACATACTTGATGAGAAAGGAATTAAATATGTGGTGCTGATATGAAGGTAATGTACAACTATGAAGATGTGGATGATGATGTATTGTTCATTTGTATCAACGGTCATAATTGTGAAGATATTGGCAAGATGAAAGCGCAGTGCATAATTAACAATCGTAAATTTGATATAATATATATAATAAGTGATAGAATCGAATTGTCAGTTCCCATGTTGGATAGTATGGTGGAATTACTGACAAGGGGGTGATGAATTGGTTATCAAGGAAAGTTGCGAGTGTAAGGAAGATAAAATTGGAAGTGACATCATCATCGAGGAATTTATAAAATCAAATGTTGAGAATGTTACAGTTGATTGGGAAGATACCCATCGACCAAAGATGTCAGTGTATCAGGGATTGAAAGATTATTGTAATAGGAATGATATAGATGTGATATGTTATATAAGTTGTGGTGAGATACATCTACAAAGAAAAGTTAAGTAGGGTATTGTTGTTTTATATCTTGAAAGAGTGGTCTTTCGATGATGTAAAAAGTGCAAAGGATATTAGTAACGAGTTGCGAGAGGATTATGAAATTGTTATGTACGTATTGAATATGTACGTTGACATGAATGTTCTCTCAAAAAGGAAGATATACTCACGGGTTTATTATTATAAGCCAATATGGGAGTGTATTTTTGATAAAGATAAAAATTTAGGAGTGGTAATACATGAATAGAGAAGAAGTAATTAACAAGATAGTAGAGAGTGGAATTGACGCAAAGACAGCAGAGAAGAAGGTTAAGCAGATTGAGGATAAGATTAAGGTTCAACTTGCAAAACAGGATGCAGGGGTTATCGAGACTGCTATCAATCTCGCATATAATCAGCTTGTATCTACGGTTTCCAAGGAAAAGGTACGTGGAGTTGTGATTGGTGTCGGTGAGGAAAAGGATGCTAACGGATATGCAAAGCACGTTGCGACTGTTGCATATGAAGAGAACCCCCAAAGGGCAATTGCCGAGGGACTTGTCACCGTTGAGACGGATGAAGATGGTGAGGATGTTGTCATACCATTGGACACCAAGGAGTTCTTTGATGCGGATAAGAAAAAGAAGAATGGTAACTTTGGAAAGCCATTGCCAACAAGAATGCAGAGGGAAATTGTACTTGCCATCGAGAATGATGTTGTACGGGCATTTGCCAATGTGGATGTTCGACTTGGTGATGAATATGACGTATATGGGACAGTTAAGAAACCATATATGAATGTGTCTAAGAATCCAAAGCCACGATTTGTGCGAACGCCAAATGGAACGGAACGATGGTTGTTTGTGCATGATTCAGTCGGCAACTCTGACTTTGCCCAGTCATATTCTGATATGATGGAAGCCAAGAACAATACATTTGGAATTACCAAGGCATTTGTCAGGGCAATGGGTACGACAGAATACGGTACATGGGTTACTCTTGAATCCGATGAGAACGGACAGTCAATTATCTGCAACATTGGGAATGAGGTTGCCACCTTTGTAAATGAGGAGATTGATGTGGGATATGAAGTTATTGTTGTCGGTTCCCTAAGTCGATATACACCGAATGGTAGTGATGAGGAAAAAGTATCTCTCCGGGTAACTGGTATGATTCCAAATCCATCGTCTGTTGCCATCAAGGATGCAATTGGAGATGTGTCAGATATTCTGTATGCCGAGGATTAATAATCTTCGGTATTTATATTTTTTATATTATATATCGGAGGTAATATATTATGGCATGGGGTACACCATCAACAGAAAAAAAGAATGTGGAGAAAAAGAAGTTATCGGATTTGTTCATTCCATCAACCCAGATTAAACTGGATAATGGATTGAAATGCGCAATATATGGGAAAGCGAAGGTGGGGAAAACCCATTTCTGCATGACAGCACCGACACCAATATACTTCTTGGATACGGAAGGTTCTGCGAAGATTAACATTAAGCAGTTTCCCAAGAATGTTCAGGAACAATGTTTCATCTTCTCAGCATTGGATTATGCGACCAAAGATGCTAAAAGAGGAAAGATAGATGTAGTTGAATCACTGGATACCCTCTTTGAAGCGGTTGACCTAATTACTGATGAGACTATTAACAACCCGGATTTCAGTGGCACTATTGTAGTTGACAGTGGAACTGATGTATGGGATTGGTTAGGCACATGGTTAGAAGAACGAGCAGATGTCAAGACTACTAAGAGTGGTCAGATGATGCGAACGGAATGGGGTAAGGCGAATGGAAAGTATGCACAGTTCATGCAACAGTTGCTGAAATCTAATATGAATGTTATTGCAACATTCAGGGCGGTAAGTGCCATTGATAATCAAGGTGCGAATCTGGGATATGATAATCCTAAATGGCAAAAGAATACTGATTATTGGTTTGACCTTATTGCAGAGATGAAGGTGACTAGTAAGAGAGAATTGATTTGTCAGGGTGACAGGTTTGGACTGGGTGTTGGACACCGTATTGCTAATCCCACATGGCAAAGTCTGGTTGAGGATTTACGGCAGAATATAAATCTGGAGATATTTTAATATGACAGATATATCTTATGATTTAACTATAAAAGAATGGGAATATAGTAATGGAAAGTGGATAATTTCTGGAGAGGATGAAACTATGAATTATGTGGAAATTGTAAATGGAGAGGTTAAGAAAGCAGAGAAGGAATATGTTATTGCCGAGATGGGAAAGATTGAACGGTATATCCGTAAGCATGGATTGCATTTTGAGGATGTACGGAACATGATGAATCGGTATGATGTACTAGAACGGAAGCTGTAAGGTTTCCCATTTCTTTTTTTTGTTCAAAAGGTTGTGGATATATGTTTAAAAGAGAGAAGAAAGTCAGTGTATTTGAATATAATAATATTGTTGATAGATATAATACATTATTGATTAATTCAAAAAATGTAATTAAAGATTATGAGTTTATGTCAAAGCACGAAATTACATATGAAACATTATGTAAGGAATATTATGATTTTTGCAAGGAATTAATTGATATTTTTGAAGATAAGACAACATTGGAATATAAGATGGGTAAGATGGAATATGTTATACAGAAAGCATATGATAATGTTAAAATTCCATATGGAAAGATTAATATACATTGTGTATATAAATTTAATAATCCATATTATGATTTTGCAAAAATAGTAAATTGGTTAACTAATAATCCAAATGTTGATTATATTCGAAAATGTAAAGAAATTTGTAAAAAGAATTGGTGATATTGTGATTTATAAATGGGTGCTTGATAAATTTAAAGAGATTGGAATTGACAAATGGTTTGTTGATGAAATATATAAAGAACATAAACGGATATATTTGAATGATGATAGATTTACACCGGAAGAGATGTTGATTATTGCGTATCATGATTGTAAATGTTTTAATATAACAAATAGTGATATGTTTGAAGTAATTGATGATTTGAGAGAATGTGAAACTCTTAATGATATAATGGATATATAATGTGGTGGTTTGATGGTAAATTACATATTAATGAATCATAGTTGGCGAAGGGTAAATAACAAACCACAAGTTATGTTGTTTGTTCGTGAGATTAACAATAAGGGTATGCCAAGTCACCAGTGCAAGACAATACTAGTTGATGGATTCAAACCATACTTTTACGTGCCTGACATCGAAGGGGAATATATCAGTTGTTATGGTGATAAGATAAGTAAGATATTTTGTAATTTGCCATCTGATATACCAATCAAACGAAAGAGTTTTGACAAGACATTTGAAGCGGATGTTCTATATTCAAATAGATATACCATTGATAATGGGATAGAGTATGCGTTGACAATTGAGGATAAGAAGGTTATGCCTATTGATATTGATAAAACAATAACCCCACGAACATTATTCTTCGATATAGAGGTATTGATTCCAGAGGGTGAGATGCCGGATGTCCAGTCCGCCAAGTATCCAATAATAGCCATATCAACATATGATAATTATACAGAGGATATACATATATTTACATATAAAGGGCGAGTTGTTGATGAACGACAATCTAATTATGATAGTGAAAGTGAGATGTTGAAGGCATTTGCCGATTATATATACACTTGTAATTTTGACATCATATCTGGTTGGTATTCAGAGGGATTTGATGTGCCATATATCATGAAACGGGCAGATATGAAGGGTGCTGATATATCAGGGTTTAGTCGGATAAGAAGTATGTATCCCGATGAGAAAAGATGGTATGGGCGGTCAAGAATAGACTATCTGCAATACTTTAAAAAATGGTCTATGCCAATGGGACAGTTACCATCTTATGATTTAAAGACGATAAGCAAGACATTTGGTCATTTTGAATATGTAGATTATGGTGCGCAGATGCAGAGATTGACAGATGCTGATGATTGGGAGACGCTAGTGCAATATTGTATCAATGATTCAATCGCCCTTAAATTAATCGAACAGAATACCAAGGTTATATTGTTTTACGAGCAGTTGAGAAAATTGACTGGGGTAAAGATTGACGATTGCATGAGTAGTAGCAAGATGATTGAATCCCTATTGATGAGACGAGGAATAAAACCCATGCCAACAAGATATTACCATGATGATAAAGTGAAGATAGAAGGTGCGACTGTACTAACTCCACCAATCGGGGTGGTTGAAAATGTAGGTGTCTTTGATTTAAAGGCACTATATCCGAGCATAATATTAGCTTTCAATCTCTCACCAGACATTGATAAGATGATACCCAAGGTGATTACGGAACTGATGGATGTCAGGGATGAGATGAAGGCATTACGATTTGCTGGGAAAGCTGACGAACAGTTGAAAACATCCGAACAATCATTAAAATACGTAATTAATAGTTTTTACGGTTATCTGGCATTTAAAGGTTCTCGGTTGTATAGTAATGAAATAGCTGGGTTTATAACTCGGATGGGCAGAGAGATATTGCAAGGTATTAGGGAATTTGCGGAGAGCATTGGATATAACGCTGTATATGGAGATACGGACAGTACATTCTTAGGAGGGATATATGATGTGGACAGTGGTAAGAAATTGGAAAAACAAATTAATGACTATCTATTGGTATGGGCGAATGAAAAGGGCGTTGAAGAAAGCAAAGCACCAATAATTGAATTTGAGAAGTTGTATAAGTCTATATTGTTCAAGAAGAAAATAGGCACTGATGAACCAGCGAAGAAGAAATATGTGGGGATTGTTAGCTGGAAAGATGGAGTATATGAAGAAAAGATTGATTCCAAAGGTGTAGAGTTTAGACGGTCTGATACCCCAGAGGTAACCAAGAAGTTGTTGTATGATTTTGCAATCACCGTTTTACGGGATAAGGATGATGCCAAGGCAATACAAATGGTAAAGGATACATACAATGCTGTCAAATGCGGTTCATTGCCTCTACATGACGTTGGAATGCCAAAGGGCATACGTAAGTTGGGTAATGAAGCATCTCCCCATGTGAGGGGAATGAGAGAGTTTGAGAGCAAGATGAATAGGAAGTTATCATTGAATTGCAAACCAAAATTGTTTTATACCAGATACCCTAGCGGTGAGGTATGCATTGATGATGATGTTGATGAACAGGAGATACGGCGTATCTGGAATATCAACTGGGATGTCATGGCGCAGAAAGTGGTTAAGCAAAAATTGGAAGCGTTTATTGAATCCATTGGTTACAAATGGGAATTTGTTATTGAAGGACAGGAACGATTGGATGGATGGTTTACCTAAAAAATAGAGAATTTTGGGGATGAATGATATGAATAATTTTTTCATAGAACTAATATGCAATATGTCAGATGAGCAATATCACCAATATGTATATGATATTATATATCCATATGTTAAGAAGAATGATATATATGATGTAATATATACATATTTTGAAACATTGCGATTATGGGTTCCAGAAGATATAATAAATGTAATTGTATTTAATCATATATGTAAACGTGATGATAGAGAATATTGCAAATGGAAAATTACACATGGATATATTGTTGATAAGTCACTTATCAACTATTTTGGATTATAAGGGGTTGATATATTTGGAAGAAGATGTAAAATTTGAAAGTTATGATGATATATATACGACTAGAAAGACGTATAATGATGTAATAGGCAATAGTAATTACAATTGTGGAATTAAAGATTGTGGGGTTATATATCTCTTTAGTGATTGGGTAATCAAGAGGAATAGATTATCCTCTTGGTTCTCAAAGTCTGATATTATTGATGGGATTGTAGTGGGTAAATCCCAAAAGGCAATATTGTTTGAATATAATGGTGATACTGTATGGATACCAAGAAGCCAGATGAAAATGTTAGAGTGATATTATGAAATATATGGGAAGTAAAAGACGTATTGCAAAGGATATATTACCATTTATATTAGAACATAGAAAAAATAATCAATGGTATATAGAACCTTTTTGCGGTGGGTGTAATGTCATTGATAAGATAGATGGATTACGATGGGCAAATGATAATAATGAATATCTTATTGAATTATTTAAAGCATTACAATCTGGATGGGAACCACCAAAAACATTAAGTGAGATTGAATATAATCATATTAAGAATAATAAAGAGTTATATCCAAAATATTTAGTCGGATATGTTGGTATTGTATTATCATATGGTTCTAAATGGTTTGGTGGATATATGAGAGGATGTAATAATAAAGGGGTTGAAAGAGATTATCGTTTGGAAGGATATAATAATGTAATGAAACAAGTACCATATATTACTGATATTAAATTTACTTGTATGGATTATCGAGAAATAAATATTCCAGATGATTCTATTATATATTGTGATATACCATATGAAGGAGTTACAAAATATAAGGATGATTTTAACCATAAATCATTTTGGGATTGGGCGAGAGATATGTCAGTTGATAATTATATATATATCTCGGAATATAACGCACCTGATGATTTTAAATGTATATGGGAAAAGAAAATATGTAGTAGTTTAGATAAAGATACTGGTGGAAAAATTGGTATTGAGAAATTATGGGTGATTGATAAATGATATTTCATTTATTACTGACAACATTATCATTGATATGTTTAAATGTGCTAAATTATTATCCAATAGCTAATAATATTACAAGTTTTGCAGATATATGTAAATTTGGTATATATACATTACCAATACAGTTGGTATTGTTCATCGGAATATTATACAGCATAAACTTTATATATGCAACTGAACATAGTATATGGATAGTTATATTGTGGATGAGCTTAATCGGTGGAGTGGCAAAACTGATAAGTGGATATGTATATTATGGGAATAACATTAGTAACAGTGAGATGATTGGTATAGTGGTAATGTTTGTTGGAATACTAATAAGTAAATATGGAGATGGTATATTTGGGAGATGAGATATTTTACAATAAAGAGCATCAATTGTATATTCGCAAGTCGATGATTGCGGATTATTATTTCTGTCCATATAAATTTTACTCCTCTTGGATAGACAGGGATGTAAAGGTGCGAAGCAATTATCAAAGTATATTAGATATGGGTACTCGATTCCATGAATTTGCATATACATTTTTCGATTATATGGATGCTGAACGATTTGACAGATGGAATGAGTTGATACCATATGACCATTTTAACTCCCAAGAGATAGATAGATGCGAGTGGTTTATCGAGCAGGAACAGTTGAGATTTATTGAGATGCCCGAAGAACTATATCGACCAGTTGCCCGTGAGATACGGCTTATTGACGAAGAGTTGCTATTAACTTCAGTCTGTGATAGGATTGACTGGGTGACAGATAAAACTACCCAGATAGTAGAGTATAAAACGTCTAAGAAATTTGATGATAAGAGTTTGGTAAGGCAGATGTCATTTTATGCATATATCTGGAATAAGGGATATGGGTATCCGGTGGTCAGTTTGAAAGTTATAAATCCCCGATTAAAAGAGATACGGATATACGAGTATGATGAGGATTATGCATTTAATACATTGGAAGATATTTATGAATTACGGACAGCAATTGGATATGATGATTATCCAAGAAAATGCAATCCGATAAAACACATTATCTGTGGGGTTTGCAGTCCCTACGAATGTGGATGTTATGATAGTGAGAATGTAGGATTTTTGGAACATAGGGAGAGTGAGTAACATGGTAACGGTTGAACCATATTTACCAATTGAGATGTATAATAATGAGTTATTGATGAGAAGATTTCAACGACAGATTGCGGAGATAATGAATGATACATATATTATAAATAAATATTATAGGCGATTTAACGATATGAAATATGTGAGGGGATAATATAGAGGAGATACAAATAGACTTGGAATATTTGGAAGATAAGTGGATAGGTACGGAAGTGCAGTTTGATGATGTGATAATTGGAAAGGTCATATCGATATATCTGGAAGATGGTATGTTGATTGGTACAGTACAATTTTATGATAAGTGATATAGTATTAAGGATGTTGATATACTACGTTCTTATGAAGATGGGATTTCATATTTTAAAGGAGAGTGAGAATATATATAACGAATTATTTGATAATATAGTTGGATGTATTACCCAAGATATTGCGATGAAACATCAAGAGGGCATTGAACAATTTCTAAGTTGTGCAGATACCTTTGTATCTTTCTATCTGACAGTACGTAATGATTTGGAAGAGTGTATATAGGAGAGATAATATATGGGTGATTGGACAGGAGATAGTAATAGTATATATAAAACATTAGGTGCATCAAATCATACAGATAAAGAGAGAGAGGTATATGATTATTATGCAACAGATCCAATAAGTATAAATTTATTATTTGAAGTTGAAGAGTTTAATAACATCTGGGAATGTGCTTGTGGAGAAGGGCATTTATCAAAACGAATGGTTGAATTAGGCAAAACTGTATATTCCACAGATATTATAGACAGGGGATATGGTAATGGTCAAATTGATTTTTTATTATATAATCATACGTGGCATGGTGATATAATTACAAATCCACCGTATAAATATGCTCAAGAATTTATTGAGAAAGCTATGCAGATTATATCAGATGGACATAAGGTTGCCATGTTTTTAAAGCTGCAATTTTTAGAGGGTAAGAAACGGAAACATCTCTTTGAAAAATATCCACCAAAAATTATATATGTCTCATCAAGTCGTATATTATGTGCAAAAAATGGAGAGTTTGAGATGATGAAAAAGAATGGTGGTAGTGCTGTTGCATATGCATGGTATGTATGGGAGAAAGGATATATTGGTAATACTATTATTAAATGGATTAATTAAGGAGAGATGATATATTTGGGAGAAGTTAAAAATAATATATTAAAAGCGAGATATTTGTATACAGGGGAAAATGAAGATGATATGTGGAAAAGAGTGGCAAAACATATAGCCAATGGTAATGAAGATTTGGAACATAATTTTTATAATATGATGTCCGATGGATTGTTCATTCCTAATACACCAACATTGATGAACGCTGGAAATGAAATTGGGTATCTATCAGCGTGTAATGTATTAGGCATTGAAGATTCCATTGATTCCATATATAAGACATTATATGAAACGGCGGTGCTTTTCAAAAGTGGTTCTGGTGTTGGATTTAATTTCTCCAATATACGCCCATCAGGAAGTGTGGTAGGCAGTACAAATGGTGTGGCATCCGGCGTTCTATCTTTCATGTCCCTATTTGACAATACTTGCGAAGTTATTAAGCAAGGTGGGAAACGCCGTGGTGCGATGATGGGGATGTTGGATATTGAACATCCGGAGATTGAACAATTTATTGATGCCAAGAGGGAAGAGGGTGTATTGTCAAACTTTAACATCTCTGTAAATGTTGATGATGCTTTCATGGAACATTGCGAGAAGCACGATTTGTGGAAAAAGATTGTTCATAATGCATGGGAGAATGGTGAACCGGGATTGTTCTTTCGCAATATGATGAATAGGGATAATCCATTTGATACAGAAATTAACTGTACAAATCCATGTGTAACTGGTGATACATTAGTATTAACAGACTATGGTTACTTTCCAATAAAAGAACTTATAGATTCCATAATTACTATATGGAATGGATATGAATGGTCTGAAGTAATTCCAAGAGTAACTAATCATGTAGATAAATTATATAATATAGTATTATCTAATGGTATGGAAATTAAATGTACAGAATATCATAAGTTTATTATGAATGATAATAAAAGAGTTGAAGCAAAAGAATTAGTAATTGGTGATAAACTTTGTAAATTTAATTATCCAATTATAAAAGGGTATAAAACATTACAAAATTCATATACTTATGGATTCTTTTGTGGAGATGGGTTTTATAATACAGAGAAACATCATAATTATATTCATATATATAAACCAAAAGAGTGTTGTTTACAAAGAATGAATAATATAAATATATTATTTAGAGTAGATGATAATTGGAAAAAGAATTTTGTTCCAAATGGAACGTATAATATTGAATCAAGAATTGAATGGTTAGCAGGTATTATAGACAGTGATGGATGTATTAATGGTAATAACAATGGTGTATCAATATCATCAATAAATAAAGACTTTTTATTAAAGATACAACGTATGTTAACTACACTTGGAATATACAGTATTGTTACAAATGAACATGATGAAAATATTAAAGATATGCCAGGTGGTAAATATTATTGTCAAAAATGTTATAGATTAATAATATCAAAATATTATATTAATAAATTAAAAGATTTAGGATTAAAGTGTAACAGAGTAGATATTAAATCAATAATATCATTAAGAGAAACTACACATTATCCAACAATAGTATCAATTGATATTATACATTATGATGATAAATTTCCAGTATATTGTTATACTGATAGTATTAATAATTCTGGGTGTTTCAATGGAATAATTACTGCGAATTGTGGTGAAATCCCTCTATTTCCCTACGAATCATGTAATCTCGGTCATATCAATCTGTCTAAATTTGTAGAAGATGACGGCACATTCAATTGGGAGTTATATAGGATTATAATCAACAGGGGAATTATATTTCTTGATATGGTAATTGATGTGAATAAATATCCATTTGAAGAGATAGATATTATGAATAGAAAGACAAGAAGAATTGGACTTGGTGTCATGGGATTTGCTCATGCCCTAATATTGATGAATATCAAATACGGTTCTGATGAATCCCTAAATTTTGCTGGGCAATTGGCAGAGGTATTACATATTGAAAGCATTAAGGCAAGTGAGGAATTAGGAAGTGAGTTTGGATACTATGATGGATGGACAGAGGGATTACCAGAAAGACGAAATGTAACGGTGAATACTATTGCACCAACAGGTGCGACATCCCTGATAGCCGAGACTTCGAGTTCCATCGAACCAATATTTTCTTTTGTATATAAAAAGACAGTATGGAATGATATAGATGAGAGTGGTTCCATTTACATCGTGGAACCTGTATTAGAAGAGATTATCAAAAGGGAAAATCTAAATAGGGAAGAGGTAATTGAATATATTGAACGCACAGGAAAACCACATCATAGTATACCTAAGAAATATCGTGATGTGATGATTACAGCAAATGATATATCATGGAGAGACCACATTGAAATGCAGTCCGTCTGGCAGAAGCATATTGATAGCAGTATAAGTAAGACTATCAATTTGCCGAATGATGCCACAGAACAGGATGTATCCGATGCTTTCATAACAGCATGGGTATCTGGATGTAAAAGTATCACTGTATATAGGAATGGTTCCCGAAAAATTGAAGGGTTGTCCAAGGATATAAAGGATAAAATAGAATCTGGTAATCGACCAAAAATACTTCGTGGTATAACATTTAAAGGTCGTGGTGGATGTGGTAATATATACACCACTATAAATGGAAATGGTGTACCATATGAATGTTTTGTCCGTACATCTGGTGGGTGTGAAGCGAATAACGAAGCAATAGGTAGACTTATATCCCTATGCCTACGTAACAATGTCAAATTGGATGATATTATCAAACAGTTGAAAACTATCAAATGCCCAACGGCTATTGCATCCAAAAAGTCAGAGGGTAAGAGTTGTGCAGGTATAGTTGGGCGTTTCTTACAACAATATGTTGATGATGGGGTGACCGAGGAGATTATAAATATCTGCCCTGAATGTGGAGAACGGTTGAACTTTGGTGATGGATGCGCTAAAGGTGTATGCAAGTCTTGTGGATGGTCAGGGTGTTCCTAGATGTATAAATATATTGATTGGGGTGATGAAAAACATATAGATAATGAATTACAATCAGTAATTAAAGAATTAAACAATGTTGGATTAATTACAACACAATGTTGTTCTGGTCATAAAAAAGAATTAGCATATATATCTATAAATATGGAATATATTGAAGATGTTGCAATTCGTGAAAATGGAAAAAGATTGGTTATATGGTGGAAATTAGGTGATTGTAATGAATGTATATAAAATATATAGCCCAGAGAATAAAGCATTTAGTAAAGGAAAGATGGCAAGTCAGAGATATTATAGATATTCAAAATTTGGCAAGATATGGGTGAAACAACATTTTCACTCCCATCTTTCAATGTGTGGATGGGATGATAGATATAATGATGATGATGTTATTATTGAATATTCACTTGTTGAAGTCAATAGGTATAACTTGAAAGAGTATTGTGAGACAAATGGAATTAAAAAAGAAAGTGCCTACTAAATGCCCATATTATCCATGTCATTCAAACATGGATGATTGTTCTCTCTGTTATTGTCCGTTCTATCCATGTTACAACGAAAACTTGGGTAACTGGACTAATGACATTTGGGATTGTTCGTCTTGTAATATTATTCATAAAGAGGAGATTGCTAAAATAATAGTAACGAGCAACTTTGCATTTGGGCGAACCACAAATGATATAAAGGAGTTACAAAATATTAATATACAAATTGGGAAGATGGAAATATGCAAATAATAGTTGATACACGGGAACCAAAGAATCATTATGAATTTATAAATGCGGTATTTACAAATCATGATGTAATATCACAGAAATTAGATGAGGGTGATTATGCATCCGATAATGTAATTGTTGAGAGAAAAGCAATTGGGGATTTATATAGTTCTATACTAGAGGGTAGATTGGACAGTCAGATGGCACGGTTGACTTGCCATGCTGATAAGTTTATTATCTTATTCATCTCTGGTGATATAAGCACATACGTCTCTGATATGAAGGAGATAGGGGTTAATATAAATGCAAACTTGTTATATGGATATGTTGCATCACTTATGTCTCGTGAAAATATAATAGTCATGTGGTGTGAAGATGATATA